CACCTGAGTTAATGTCAGCAGATGTAATAGTTGTTGTACCTGTTAGATCAGACGTACCAGTTACACTTAGGTTACCTGTAAGCCCTACATCAGTAAAGTCGCCAGCAGCAGGAGTAGTACCGCCGATTACTGTGGCATCAATAGTCCCGCCATTAATATCTGCAGTAGTAGCTACCAAAGAAGTAAACGTACCTGCAGCTGGGGTAGTTCCACCAATTACTGCATCGTCTACAGTACCACCAAGGATAGTGACAGAGCCAATTGCCCCTATACCCTCTACATACAAGTTCTTAAACTTTAGTGAAGAAGTACCAAGATCAACATCGTTAGTTGTTACAGGAACAATAGCACCGTCTTGAATGCGTACTTGCTCAACAGCTGCACCACCTACTTCACTATAGAAGCTGATACGATTATTAGCTGTGTCTACTACTGCTTTGTTGAGAGCATCTACATCTGCAATAAGAGGGACATAAGCACCCTCAGTAGAAGAACCATCGTGTTTGTGTCCACCTGAGAAGGTGAAAGCATCACGAATAGCATTGTACTCTGCGTTTACTGGTGCAGCTTTAATAACTGCGTTAGCAATAATGTCAGCTACTGACTGTCTTGAATATCCCGCCATGTTACAATCTATCTCCTACCCCGAAGGTAATTACTATGCCTTGAATACTGTGTGAGGCACTTGTGTCATTTGTTACGTATTTTAATGATGCAGACTTACCTGAGCCTGATATGTTTGTTCTGCGTACAGGAGCAGGATTACCGTCAAAGATAGCTGTACTATTATACAAAGCTTCGTTGTAATATGCAGCAGCACCTGTTGTACTAAGTGTAAAGTTAGTGGGACTCAGTGTGTCTACATCCTCGTAGTCATATAGTGTAGACATAACAATATCGTTGTCACCCTCAGAACGAAGGTAAGTAGCAATCGTGTAGAACAACTTGCGTTGCTCAGGGTCTTGCATGTGAAAGAACGGCGTCTGAAACACAGAGAAGATAGGGTCTCCGTTAAAGCTAAAGGCACGTTCCTGTCTGTGTACCTTACCAGTGCTATCACCGTGAATAACAAACTCGTTCTGACCTATGTAGCCACTGTCTGCACAAGTAGCTGTAATACCTAGCATCTGGCTATACTCAAACTGCAAGCCGTTAGGTGTCTGCCTAAAACCACCAATAACACCCTGAGTATCACTACCAGAGAAGAAGTAACGAAACTGTGTCTTCTGACGGATCACAACGGCGTTAAGTCCCTCAAGGTCTATATCAAAGATTACATCAGTAAAGATAGACTGAATGTCTTTAGAGACTGTCTCAAGGTTGACGTCACCAATTTTATCTGTACCACCTACAGGGCGTAGACCGTCTTGAGAGAGGAACAACAAGTCGCCGCCAATCTCAATGACGCTATCAGTAGCTAGACAACCAAGGTCATCTGTAACGTTTTCAAGAACAAAGTTAGCAATGGTGTTACCTGTAAGCTTACGTATGTTGTTGGTCCCAAAGATATACAAGGCATCACGAAAAGGCTTAATAGCTACAATAGGAAAGCCTACATTGATAACACCAGCACCACCTGCAGCAGAAAAGTCGGTAACATCGTAAGGTACGCTAAAGTACAAATTAGTGTCTTCACTTGGATCACCCGCTATGAACAAGTGATTCTGAAAGAACGTAGAATACTTAGGAGCACTGGGTGCATCAGCGTGTGTAACCTGCGTGTAGGTAGTACCATCATATGACGCTGCAGGATTAATACCATCAGTAAGAATGACCTTAGGGCTACCCCAGTTAAACTTAGAGAAGCGAACCTTGGTTACGCCTGTCATCGTAGGAGAGCCAGATGTAGTAACTGCTACCCAAGCGTCAGTAGAATTATTCCAGTAGTGCAGGTAGTTATTGCCACTAGTAGGCTTACGACAACCAAGGATACCATCGTTGATACCATTAGCTACGCAAACACCTAGAGTATTACCTGTACCAGAAAGAGTACCGTAGTCATTAAGGTAACCGTTGATCTTTCTGTAACCACCAGTAACAGCAGGCTCGTAGTTAATCAAAGAGATGGCTGAACCCGGTTGTGTTTCACCTTGGGACAACACATCACGACTGGTGTTTAGACCGCCTTGGCAGAATACTTTAAACGAGGCTAGATTATCAGCCATTAGTATGAACCATTAAACGAAGTGGTGCTGCCACGGTTCACTACAGTAGATCTAATCTCAATAGCATCATCCATTAACACACGGCGCATAGACTTGATACCATCCTCAAAGTTCTTCTGGTGCATTGCTGCACTCTGTTCGTTACTACGGAAGCGCATCATAAACATCATAGCACCATCAATCAGTACATGCTTGAAACGATCAGGTATAACCGCTACATCCGTGGATACTGCGAGGTCATTAGGAAAAGACCAATACACATACTCTATTTCGTAAGAAGCGTTAGGTACAGGAGTGACACCAAAAGCAGAACCGTATGTTTGATACACTACAGAAGGGGCAGACTCACCGTTTACTGTGTCGCCTGAGTCATCTGAACTACGGTAGTTCTGGATGTAGTCTTCATAAGAGATAGCCTTCAAGCGGCGGGGGCCGTTCTGCTCAGCTTCCAACTTCTTAATGTAGAACGTGTCCCAGTCTACACTAGAATAGTCTGCAGGGAAGTTATACTGGCGAGTACCTGCAGTCAAAGTTTGTACGTAGGTGCTCTTAAGGAAAGGCCACTCTTGACCCTCCTGCAGGATAAGTCTAACGCTACTGTTTACTGCATCCTTAGCTAGGGCTTGAACGTTACGTACAGTGTCAAAGCCGTCACCTGCAATATCAAGTGTGACTTCATTCATACGTCTAAGAAGTTCATTAACTAGCGATACATAAGTAGCCATAGAATTATCCTACAATTAAGTGTGCTGAAGGGCCAGCCTCGAAAGAGACCAGCCCAACAGACTAAGTAGTATTAAGCAGCGTTGTAGTGTGCTGTGATAAGTGCTTCTGGGCGCAAGATCTTACGGCCATAAAGGTGCATACCACGTACAATATCAGCGAAGCTATCTGGGTCACGATAGTTCTCAACCTTGTTAATTTGCTCAGCAGATGCAACCGCATCGTCCTGACCAGCAACAACAACACCGAAGTTAGTGTCCTGTGCAAGGGCACCAGAAGTACCTGCACCTGAACCGCCAGCTGGTAGTGCGTTTGAGACATATACACGGAAGCCGTGCAAGTTGTTCAAGACAAGACCGTTCTGCAAGCCTGAGCCACCGAAGTCGGCGTTCAACATGCGTGAGTCTTCGTCTTTGAGCATCTCAATGAACACCGGGTCCAATACGATCCAACGACCACGAGACTCAACGTTTGCAGTATCCATTTGACGTGCCATACGTGCAATCACTGTCAAAGGAGAAACAGTCGCTGTAGACAACGCTGTTGCGCCCGGAAGACGTGGTGCAAGTGGAATGGAATCGCCAGCAGCATAAGCTGTTGATGCAGAGTCAGCTGTACCCAACGAACCGAAGTCTGTTGCGTCCAAGTGGTTAGCAGCAATGTATTCGCCAGTAGCAGTCAAAGCTGTCTGCTTGTCGCCAGAGGAAGCAGTGATCTTAGTACCATCAGCATTGTGACCTGAAAGGTAGTTAAGAACGTCTGTGTCCATAGCGTCAGCCATCTTATAGGCAGCACGATCAGCAGCCAAAGATGTGAAGTCTACATTGGAGAATTGCTCTTCAATGTCATCCATTTTGAAAGCAAAGTAGTTAGCTTTATCAATGGTCAACGAGAAGTCGGAATCATCAAGCTTCTCTACTGAGATACCTGTGTGACGCTCAAGAGCGTTGACTGTTACGTCTGGCTCTTTTTGAATGCGAACTGTGTCGCCTTGGTTTGCAATGTCACCGAAGTAGGAGTTGTTGGTGATTGCGTTAGTAACAGCAGAGCGACGAAGCGCGATCTGTGCTTGCTTAGAGTAGATAATCGGGGAGAAGTTCCCGTTAAATCCACCTGATGCTGAAGTAATAGCCATTGAGTAATCCTTTCAAAGATATGTGGCTTAAGGAATAGACACTACATATCCACTTGAAAGAGGCTCTTCATGATAGGGTGGTCAGCTTTGCTATTAGGATTGCCATCCATTAAGCGCTGGGCCTACAGTCGGAGGTGG